AAAGACTGATGGATTGCTCGAAAAATACAAATCATCAATCAAAGACCTTTACTCGCTTGGAAAGTACATCGGTGACGCTCTTGCGAGTGCTATGGAGAGCATTGATTGGCAGAAAATTTATCGGAAAGCTGACAACTTCGGAAAAGGACTTGCAGACTTCCTTAATGGTTTAATCAGCCCAAGACTCTTTTATGACCTAGGCGCAACAATAGCCGGTTCACTAAACACAGCTTTGCATTTTCTCAATTCATTCGGTACAACATTCGACTGGACTAATTTTGGCTTGTCGATTGCTAACGGCATTAATGGATTTTTTGAGAATTTTGATTTTGCGTTACTAGCAAAAACTATTAACGCATGGGTACAAGGAATATACACCATGCTAACCACGGCAATTAAAAATGTGTCGTGGAAAGACGTACTCAAAGGAATTACGGACTTTTTAAGCAATTTAGACATTAAAACTGTTGAGATAATAGTTGGCACATTGCTGATAAAAAAGATAATTTCGTTAAAATTGGGTTCAGTGGCACTCGCTTTTATTGGAAAATCATTATCAAAAGCGATAGCACAGGCAATAGCTTCAAAAATTGGATTTGAGCTTGTAGAAGGAGCTGGCATTGGAACGGCAATAATGCAAGCATTTAAAACCATTTTTGCTTCACTATCAACAAATTTCGGACTACTTATAGAAGGACTATTCAGTGGTTTGAGCTTGGGTGATGCAATAACGGCTGCATTCGGAACAGGGGCAGCAGACCTATTAGCAACAATCGGCTCTGCTTTTTCGGCAATAGCCGGAACAATTTTATCTATTGTAAATTTTGTCAAAATGCTAAAAGACGGATTTAGCTGGGTAAATGAGATTTTAATGGTGATAGGTGTTGCATTAGCCACAATCGGAGCAATATTAGCTGGTGTGGCAGCATTGCCGGCGGTAATTGTTGGAGCAATAGTGGCAGCAGTCGCAACGATTGTTGTTGTGGTAAAAGATAATTGGAACGCAATTTGTGAACTATTTTCAACAGTTGGCGAATGGTTCAATGGAAATGTCATTGAGCCTGTAGTTTCATTTTTTAAAGATATGTGGAAAACCATAAGTGGCTTTTTCGGTTCTTTATGGAAAGACATAGTAACTGTGTGGCAAGGAGCTTCGGAATGGTTCAGTTCCGCAGTAATTGAACCAATAGTTGGCTTTTTTAAAGGCTTTGCTACACGAGCACAACAGATTTTTCAAGGTATTTGGATAATAATTCAAGCAATTTGGATAGTAGCTTCAAGTTGGTTTAATAATAATGTGATTACTCCAATTTCAAATCTGTTTAACTTTTTAAAAACACTTATACAGACAACGATACAGACAGCAAAAGATTTTGTCTTTTCAACGTGGCAAGGGGTGGCAAGTTGGTTTAGCGGTACAGTAATACAACCGATTTCAAACTTTTTTAATATGTTGAAAGCTGGCATAACATCGGCACTTAGCGTAGCAAAGAACTTTGTTATATCTACTTGGCAAAGCGTGGCGGGTTGGTTTAATGGCAATGTTATTTCACCTATCACAAACTGCTTTAATATTATGAAAAACGGAATTGCAAGCGCGTTTAATTATGTGTGGAGTTCAATAAGAGGCGGTGTCACAGGGGCTATGAACTACGTTATTTCAAAAATAGAGAATGGGGTTAATTTTGTTGTCAGTGGAATTAACTCTTTATTAAGAGGATTTAACAAAGTTGTTTCTATGGCTGCTAAGGTGGCTGGTGCAAATTGGAACGGAGTATCGTTAGTCCCGAAAGTACATATTCCAAGGCTTGCTAGTGGCGGAATTTTCCCAAGGGGAGAGGACGGCATGGCTTTTATCAATCACAATGAGTTAGTCGGTAAATTCTCAAACGGCAAAAACGTAGTTGCAAATAACCAACAAATCACCGAGGGAATTAAACAAGCTGTCATGGAGGGTATGGCACAAGTAATGATGAACTATAATGCCGGTGGAAACTCTGCACCTATCATTGAAAATGTGTTTAAGTGTGACAGTGAAACGCTCTATCGCATGACACAGGTAGGTAAAGCAAAGCATGGACAAAGATACATTGTAGCAAATGAATTTGGCTAAGACACTCACCCTTGCGTGGGTGTCTTTTTATGTGAGGTGATGTACATATGGCGATGATATTAGTAGACGGAGTGGAATTACCTACTCCGTCAAGCTTTGAATGGGGCTTGATTGATGTGTCTGCAAGCGATAGTGGACGTACACAGGACGGCAAAATGCACAAGAATAGAATAGCGCAGAAACGGCAACTTAAATTGTCGTGGAATGGTACAGACAAGGCTAGGACAGCAAAGATACTTCAAATGGTGAACCCCGAATATATCAGAGTGACATATCCTGACGCTATGAGCGGTACTGATGAAACACGTACATTCTATGTGGGTGACAGAACCGCACCTATCAAGATATGGACTGTTGACAATAAGAGGTATGAGGTATTAAGCTTTCCTCTCATAGAAGTATAAGGCGGTGATTAAATGCTAAACGTATCAGCTAAATGGCAAAGGGCAGTAATGCTCGATAATGACATAAACGTAAATTGTTTTGCTGACATAGTTACGGCAAGCGGTGAAAAAATCCCTATTAGTGATAGTGAACTGTGGGCGAACGGCTTCGAAGTCAATGACTCAACATCAAGCAATGGCACTTTCACAATCGGGGCTTTGGTTGCCGGAAAACTGAAAATTAAGCTGAATAATATTTATGAAGATTACAGCAAGTATGATTTTGATAAGGCAAGTGTAACAGCATATGTTTCAAAAAGCTTTTCTGATGGCACAACCGAAAAGCTAAAAATCGGTGAGTATAAAGTCAGCGAGACGAGCTATGATGGCTCACTTATAACACTTACTTGCCTTGACAATATTAATAATTTCAATCGTGAGTATGACAGCAATTTAAGCTACCCTACGACAGCGTATGAGGTAGTCAGAGACGCTTGCATTAAGTGTGATGTACCTTTTACTATGGCGAGATTTGACAACTCTGATTACGTGATTAACGAGATACCAAGCGATAATCAAAAACTCACATATGGACAGGTAATAGCTTACATCTTACAGTTGAGCGGATTGTGGGGCAAGTGCGGTCACGATGGCGAATTGCTTATCGGTTGGTATGATATGAGCCAGTTTGGGAGCCAAAATTACAATGGCGGAACTTTTAGCACAAAAACTACACCATACTCTGACGGAGATACACTGAATGGTGGAAATTTCACCGACTATTCAAGTGGAGATAGCGTTGATGGTGGAACATTCACAGAAACGAGAAATTACCACAATATTTACACGCAAAAAGACTTGAACGTTGCGACTGATGATGTTGTTATCACCGGGGTAAAGGTAACTGTAACCTCAAAAGAGGACAAGACAAAAGATGTTAATGCTCTTGCCGGAAAAGAGGGATATGTAGTCTCAATCTCTGATAATCCGTTTATTTCGGCAGAAAAGGCACAGACAGTTGCAAACTATATCTTCAAAAAAATCGGTGGTATGAGGTTCAGACCTCTTGACGCTACACTCTTGTCAAACCCACTGATTGAGAGTGGAGATGTGGCGCTTGTGACAGACCGCAAGCAGAATACCTATAGCTGTTTTATTTCTAACCGAGCATTTACAGTTGGAAGCGGTACAAAAATTTCATGCGATGCTGAAAATGCTTCAAGAAATAGTGCTGATAAATTTAGCAATGAGACAAAGGCTATCGTACAGGCTAGGAAAGTTGCACAGGCACAACTAAGTGTATATGATAAGCAAATGCAATTGTTGACACAGCTAATGTCTCAATCGCTCGGACTTTTTAAGACTGAACAGGTGCAAGAGGATGGCTCAATTATTTACATTATGCATAATAAAGCCGACCTTAATTCAAGTAATATACAATGGAAAATGACAGCTAATGGCATGGCTGTATCAAATGATTACGGAAAAACATGGAAAGCCGGAATTGATAAAGACGGAAACGCTATTGTTAATATTATGTCGGCTATCGGCATTAATTTTGACTGGGCGCATGGTGGTACACTCACTTTAGGCGGTGAGGATAACACAAACGGCAAGCAATATGTCAAAGACGCAAACGGAAAAATCCTGATTACGCTTGACAACAAGGGCATTACGCTTGCTGACGGAGTTAATATATCATGGAATAATATCTCTAATAAGCCGAGTATACCAACAGACACCAACGATTTAACGAATGGTGCCGGATATATTGATTCGGACAAAGCAACACAAATTACAAAAGACACCGTGACTACAAGCTATGTAAATGCACTTAGTGTTAAGGCCGGTTCAGTTGACGCGGAGGACATCACAGGAACAACAATTACCGGCAAGAATATTGTTGGCGGAACAATTGATATTGGAAATGGAGTGTTTGCAGTTGACAACGATGGAAAAGTAACCGCTTCAAATTTTAATATGTCCGGTGGAAGTATTGCACTGAACGGAAATTTAAGTAATTCAACGATTGATTTAACGGCCACTGACAATTCGGGAAACAATTATGAACTTTGGATGAATGGCGCAGTCTTGCGAATTGTCAAAAATGATGAGAATTTGATTACACTTTACGGAGCCACAGGCTCTATAGGTGCACAGACAATGTATGCTCAAGAGATAGGCTCTGATAAATTTAGAGAAACCGATAGAGGATATGCAATGTGTGGTGATGCAACAGGTCATACATACCATTGCGGTTGGAATGGCAGTGCCTTAAGTTTCCAAGTTGATACTATTTGGGTATGGAGTTCGTCAGATAAACACTTAAAAAAGAATATTAAAGCAATTAATCAAGATTATATTGATGCAGTAGGCTCGGTTGATTTATTTCAATATAATCTTAATAGACAAGGATATTCAGACAAACCGTTATATTTTGGAGCAATGGCACAGGATATAATCAAAAACCTTAAAGATAAAGGGCATGTCGATGAAAATCTCAATATGATTTTCCAAAACAAAGCAACATCGGATGACGATACACTGTACTATGGCATGAACTATGAGCAATTCCTAATTCTAAGACTTGCTGGAGACGAGCAGAAGATTGATAAAATGCAAAAACACATAGATGAATTGGAAGATAGGTTTTCAAGATTGTGTCAGAAATTAGGCATTGATGAAAGCGAGGTGTAGCTTATGGCAATTCAAATGAGACGAGGGGCATACGCGGAGTTTGACCCCTTAAAAATGAAAGCTGGAGAATGGGCGGTATCGACCGACTCCGACACGAAAAAACAGCAGATATGGATGTGTTTCGCACCCGGAATAGTTAAGCGGATGGGAACTGTTGAGGATTTTGACACTGAAATTCAAAGACTTATTCAGAGCTATCTTGACGGCATGGCTCAATCTGTATCACAAGCTCAAAAATCAGCAGAACTTGCCACAAGCAAAGCTCAAGAATCATCCACCTCTGCAAGTAATGCTAAAACTAGCGAGACCAACGCAAAGACCAGTGAAACCAACGCGTCAAACTCGGCCACAAAAGCAAGGAATAGTGAAACCAATGCTAAAGCGAGTGAAACAAAAGCTAAAGCAAGTGAGACCAGTGCGTCTACCTCTGCAAGTAACGCTAAAGCGAGTGAAACAAATTCTAAGACCAGTGAAACTAATGCTAAGAAATCAGAGACTAATGCATCTACAAGCGCAGCTAACGCAAAAAACAGTGAAACTAATGCCAAGGCTTCTGCTACTAGCGCGTCAACTTTTGCAAGTAACGCTAAGACAAGTGAAACAAAAGCCAAGGCTTCTGAAACCAATGCTAAGACAAGTGAGACTAACTCTGCAAAGAGCGAGTCGGAAGCGCAAAAGTACGCAGAACAAGTTAAAGAAATATCTGAGAGCTTCAGCGGAGCATTAAGGCCTCTTGGAACAATCAACTTTGCCGACTTACCGAGCACAGCGGATGCTAATTCTGGTGATATGTACAATATAACTGACCAATTTACTACGACCACTGATTTTAAAGAGGGGGCTGGTAATATAATCCCTGCTGGCAGTAATGTATATCTGACAATCGACAGATATTGGGATGTGCTTGCCGGCACACCGGTAACAGGAGTAAAAGGCGCAAAAGAAGTATATTATCGCAGAGGAAATGTAAACATAACTCCTGCCAATATCGGAGCGGTTGCAGAAGGTGGAAATATAAGCGATACAACAGTTACTTTTGCCGATACAACAACTAGAGCAAACCTTGTTTCCGGTGAAAAAGTGTCGGTCGGCTTCGGAAAAATTAAGAAGTGGTTCGCTGATTTGAAAAGCTTTGCCTTTAAAGATTTGGCGAATAACCTCACGACTTCTACCACTGGAAACGCATTAGACGCGAGTCAAGGCAAGATTTTGAATGACAAATACGATGAATTAAACCGAAGTTTAAGTTTTAAGGTAAATACCACTGATAGCCGACTGTCGGATGCCAGAACTCCGAAACCTCACACCCATGATGATAGATACTATACTGAGAGCGAGATTAATACTAAGCTTAATGCATTAGTAAAAAATCATATTGTTGTCTCGCGTAAGACTGAATTAATAACAGTTACTGGAAATTCCGATAGAGAATACTCTTTTTCATTTTCTTTGCCAAGCGATGCAGGGATTATTACGCAGCTTCCTATAATTTATGCTGGCGGCAAGGGCATATCAATTGGAAGAAATGTCAATAAAGATTTTACTGTACTTCTTTGGAATAATAATAGCAGTACACAAAATGTCGCGGTTATTTATTATGTAGTGTACATCATATAAATAAATGTATTGGAACATAAAGCGTTGAGAGCCGCCTTCAAATGCGCCACATAGTGCCTATTGTTATGGGTATGATTAGCGTCAGACTTGGAATTCAAGCTCTTCTTTGTATTATCTAAACTTTGGTTTAGCAGACTATCACAAATAGGATTTTGCACATAAAAAGAGAGAACATAAGCCCTCTCAATTATTTTACAGGAATAGGGTTACAAAACAGTCCATGTTGTCAATATTCGACAAAATAAAACGCTTTAAAGTGCTACAGTAATGATGTTCTCAAATGCGAGAACTCTTCAAGTTTCGGTAGGGCGGTGGATTTTTCTGCCGTCCTAATATTGACGTTTAAGAACAAATGTTCTATAATTGATGTATCGGAGGTAGTGTTGTATGGAATATAAAGAAGAAATAATTAAAATGATTGAGGGCTTGGAAGATAAAGACCTGTTATTGTACTTGTACATATTTATTAAAGGGAAAATAGAGGCAGAGTAAAAGCTCTGCCTTGGTAGTTATATTTTCTTTTCCCAAACGTTACCGCACTTTGAACACACAAACTTTGTTTTGCCATTCTTTCCCTTAATTCCGGTAGCAGTACCGACAACGGCACCGACAGGTCCGAAGAGACCGCCTACTGTGTTGCCAACAAGCGCTTTGCCGAATGAGAATTTTTTCTTGGTATCAACAGGTATGCCAACACCATCACAGCCAAATTTAGGACATTTAACAGTTTTACTCATAATAAAATACCACCTTTCTTATTAATTTAATTTATTTTGAGTATTTTCATACATCATATCTATTAAATTCATAATATTTTCTTGCTCCTTATCCGACAATTTAGACAATTTCAACGCGTAGTCCTTGATTCTACTATCCATTTTCGACAGAGCCAAGTCTTTTGTTGCCTCCTCGACAACTGAATGGTGCTCTTTTCCGGTAACTAAATAATCAAGTGAGCAATCAAGACATTCTGCAATTTTTACCAGCTTAAACAATTTTGGACAGCTTTTCCCCTTTTTCCAATCTGAAAAAGTACTTTTAGGAAAACCGCCATATTTAGCCACTTCTGAATCATTTAACCCTTTTGAGTCTCTTAATTTACAATATCTTTCGTACATAGAAAATCTCCTTTAAAAAAAGTTGTGATTTCTCAACATTTGGGGTTGACAAATAAGACTTCCTAATGTAGAATGAAAAAAGAAGTTAGGAAATCTCAACTCAATAAAAAATAAAATTGAGAAAATAATATTATGTTTCTGGACAATTCATAGTATACACGATTTTCTAATTTTTATCAAGGCTTAGTTAGGATTTTTGAACTAAAAAACAAAAGCTGTTAGTGTACTACCACCAACAGCCGTTGCCTTATTTTTTATACCACATACATTTTGCAGTCTTTCAACGCACTGTGTAGTACCAATGCTTCTTTAAATGTTCCGTCACTTATGCAGTTTAAGTTCAGCAGTTTAATTGCCATTAGCTGACGGATTGAGAGGAGTATCTAGCGTAGCACGGCATATTACCGGAAATGCCAGCCATGATTTTTTATCGAGCTTTACTGCCCAAAATGCGCTACACCGATTGCTACATTTTAAATGCGACCTCGCAAATATGGAACAGGCAAAATCAAAATTGCTTTCAAGGTTTTTTCCTCCTAGCGTATTTTGCCTAATATGGCGCTTTTATTGTAACGGATTTCCTAACTATTGTCAAGAAAGGAGATGGGAAATTGAATAAGAAAAAACGACAGGCAAGCTTTAAAAAACTTGATACGCTCATAAAAGCTAGAAACGTTTCGTTTTACAAACTGTCGGAGGAACTCGGAATGGCACGAAGTACTTTTTCAGATTGGAAGTCGGGAAAATCAATGCCAAAAACAGACAAGCTAATTAAGATTGCTAATTATTTTGGAGTAGAAGTTTCTTATTTTATCGAGTAGAAAGGAGAAAACATGAACGATTTACAAATTTTCAACAATGAAGAGTTTGGAGAAGTCCGAATGATAGAAATTGACGGAAAGCCATATTTCGTAGCAACAGATGTGGCAACCGCACTTGGGTATACAAATCCACGTAAGGCAGTTAATGACCATTGCAAGGGAGTAACGAAACGTGACACCCCTACATCTAGTGGAGTGCAGTCTATGTCATACATAAATGAGGGAGATTTATACCGACTCATTATGAAATCAAAATTGCCTAGCGCAGAGAAATTTGAGCGGTGGGTAATGGATGAGGTGCTTCCGTCAATCAGAAAAACAGGCAGTTATGGTATGCCAAAGACAACAGGCGGTCAGATACAGCTTTTGGCACAGGGCTATACAGAATTAGAGCAGAAAGTAAACGACATCAAAGACGATGTGAGCGAGCTTAAGGAAAACGTACCACTTTACAGTTGCGATATTGACGAGATACAACAGCATGTTAAGCGCAGAGTTGTAAATATTCTTGGTGGCAAGCAGAGCGAAGCATACAGGGATAACAGTATCAGACATAAGACATTCTCTGATATATGGACACAGTTAAAGCGTGAGTATGGTTGCGTATCTACTTATAAGAGTATCAAGAGAAAGTATATAGACGATGTGCATGAGTTCATTGATTGCTATGTCGTGCCTAAGTATCTTGATGAGCTTATTCATGACGCAAACGCTCAACAGAGTTTTGCATAGCGAGGTGATTTTGTATGAGAAAAAGAACTTTAAAAGAGAAGTTTTACACCGGCTGTGGCTATTCGATTTTCGGAGCATTAGCATTTGCATTTTTCCTTGGACTATCTGTAGCATACGGAATTAAGACAGCGAGTATTATCGTTGGAGCAATCGTAACAGTATTTTGGCTGATATTGATTGCAATATGTCTCATAGAGGAGGGCGAACCGCATGAGAAAAAGAAAACTGATGTTGATGTTATCGACTTTAATAATTGGAACTATGACCTTAAAGCCAATAGCAGCGAAAGCAGATAGCAAAGTTGAGCTGACAGCCGGTGTTTCTTCCTATTTAAATAGCGTAATGCTAGGGAAGATTGAGCCGACAGTAGTTCAGAATGAGCCGGTTGTAGTTGAACAGACCTATGAAGAGCCAACAGTTCCAACTTGCCGTAAGAAATACAGTTGTAGCCGATTTAAGAAGCTGGGGCGAGTCAGATACGGCGATTACACTTATACGTGGTACTCGCAGAGAGTGTTACCTGGAGGCGGTCTGAATATCCCAGGCAGACATCTAAACGAGCATGGGCTTGTAGTTGATGAAAACGAGTATGTAGTAATTGCAAGTGATGATTTACCACATGGAACTGTAGTTGATACTCCTGTTGGCATACAAGGGATTGTATATGACGAAGGGAGCGGAAATGGAAATCTTGACATCTACTGCGATTGGTAGCCAATTGAAGCGTCAGAGTGCTAGCGATTACCTACAAGAACTATATCGAGCTAAACGGCACAAAGACAAGTCGTTTGACTTTCAAGCGTTACTAGATAAAGAAATGGAGAAGCTAAATGAACAGTGTAAGACGAATTAGGCTAGGCGATACGAGATACCGATTGAAGCCATTAACAAGAGAGCAGAAGTTATTGCTCAACAAGGCTCATTACGTGGCGAGCGAATGGCTTTTTGTATCGGAGTCGGACTCATACCTAAGAGTAGTAAAAAAATCAAGCCTACACGGAAATTTGATTCTGAAAACCATAAACAAATAGAAAGAGAGGAAACGCAATGAAGATTACACACATTTTTGCACAGAATTTTTGTAAATTCTACGGCAAAAACACATTAGACACAGATTTTTCAATGAAAACTGTATTGTCCGGTCAGAATGAAGTCGGCAAATCGACAGTTAAGAGAATTATTCTTGATGTGCTGAATTGCCATGACGAGAACGACAGAGAAATTACAGGCATAAGACCACATGATGAAAACGGAGTCGAGATTGACGATGTTGACATTGTAAGAGCTGTTACCTTTGAAATTGGTGGAAAAGCAAAGGCCTTGAAAAAGGTTACAAGGCAGAAACGCAACAAAAAGGGTGAGATTACAGGCAGTGTTACTGATTACTCAATCAATGATGTGCCGTATAAAATGGCTGACTACAATCAGTACATCAATGACAACATGGCAGAGCTTGGAGTATTACCATTCTGCTTAAATGCCATGACGCTTATCAACAAATCACAGGCAGAGCAGAGATTAGCACTTGCAAGCTATTTTGGTACACATACTGATGAAGAAATCTGCGATATGTTTCCGCAGTTCGCTGAACTTAAGCCAATGTTTGATGATGGCGATGTAGACCAGCTCAAAAAAGTATGCCGTGGCAAGCTAAACGGCACAGGCGGTAGGAATGGCTCAAAAGGACTTGTCAAGGAAAGAGACGAAATCTCAACAAGGATTGATACAATTCATTCCACCAATGAGTATACAGACCTTGCAGAGCTTGAACTTGAAAAGAAAACCTATGAGCCACAGCTTAAGGAAATTGAAGATAAGTTGTCCGACTACAACAAGATTTTAGAGGACAAGCAGAAAGCTACAGAGGACATTATGAACCTTAAGTTTGAGCTTTCGGACATGGAGAGAAAAGCTAATGCTGACAATCAGAAAAAGCGCATGGAGCTACAGTTACAGATTGATGATTTTAATGCCTCAATTCACAAAACAAAGTCAATGATAAGAGCTAAAAAGGCTAACATTAAAAACTTTGAAGGTACGGTTAGAATTTACACAGAGAACTTAGCAAAGGTACGTGCTGACTGGAAAAGAGCAAAAGAGCTTGCCTTTGACGAGAGCAGTATCAATTGCCCGATGTGCGGTCAGAGGTTGCCGGAAGATAAGATAGAGAGTATGAGAGCCGAATTTGACGAGCGAAAGACAAAGAACCTTAAAGAGCTTGAAGATAAGGGAAATGCACTATCAAATGACAACAAGGAGTTTAAACAGGCTATCGAGGATAGGAAGAAAGAAATAGCTGACCTTGAAGCAGAACTTAAGGAACTGACAGAAAGGCATGATATTGTTGCTAAAGAGCTTAGAAAAGTACCTACTGATGTTGATATGACAGGTAACAGTGAGTATCAGGCACTTAAAACTAAAATCGAGGAAAAAGAGAAAGCTCTTGCAGATGAAAACGATACATCGGAGCTTATCAGAAAGCTTAAAAACGAGCGAAACGAACTGCTAAGGCAAGTTTCATCGGTTGACACAAAGATTGAGCTTGGAGTGGCAAATAACAAGCGTATAGACGATAGCATAGCCGACCTTGAAGATAAGAGGAAAGACCTTAATCAAGAAATTGCTGATTGGGAGAGAAAGCTTGATTTGCTGAAAGAGTTTACACGTAAGAAGAATGAGCTTTTACAGGCTGATGTTAATAAGTATCTGAATTTTGCCACAGCAAAGCTTTTCAGACCGCTCTTAAATGGTGATACCGAGGAGTGCTGCGACTTTGTTTACAATGGCGAAGCGTACGCGAGAAATCTGAATCATGGTGCGAGGATGCTGACAGAAGTTGATATATGCCGAGCTTTTCAGAAAGTGGCAAACGTTAATTTCCCAATTATCATTGATGATACAGAGAGCGTTGACGATTGGAGAATACCACAGATTGATAACCAGTTGATTATGTTAAAGCATACACAGGACAAAGAACTTGTGATTGAGGCGGTGTGATATGGCGAATGATAGATATGTTGTAGAACAAGAGTTTGAACACGCAGGATATAAATGTGTCGTTACATTCAATGTGATGGGGCATAGGTGCGGATATGTAGGCATTCCTAAAAGCCACCCTTTATATGGTAAAGAGTATTCAGACTATCTTGAAATTAAGAAAGCGGATGTTGGAGACCGAAAAATAAGCGGTATTTTTCCTTTGCTTAGAGCTTGCCTTGATGAAGACGAAAGAATACGAATTGAAGCATATTTTCAATGCCACGGCGGTATTACCTTTGCGGATGGCGGAGAAAATTCAAACTATCCAATAGAAAGTGATTTATGGTGGTTTGGATTTGACTGTGCACATTGTGACGATGCAAAAGAACTTGAACTCGCTTATGAGAGATTTCCTAATTACAGAGAGCGCCTTGCTATGCAGATTGAGTGTGAAGACAGATTTCGCATTGATGGGTTGACAATTCGCACAGAGGAATATGTAGCAGAAGCGTGCAAGAAGTTAGCAGAACAATTAAAAGAGTTTGAAGAAAGTGAGGCATAGAGATGATTAAAGTAAAAGACGGAGAAGTTACATTTAGAGGTACAAGAATCAATGTTATGGCAGAGGCGGTTACTGTTTTACGTGCGCTTAAAGAGACAGTTTCAGAGGAAGAGTACAAAACAGTGATTAGACTTGCTGATAAAAGCGAGGAACAGGTGAAAGACGAAGCTGAGAGAGCAAGAGAAACACTCAAAAAGTCACTTGGATTATAGGAGGCATAGGCATGAGTATTAAGAAGAGAAATTATTATATGGGCGGTAAAAAGCACACTGTAGAGCTTAAGTATGACGGATATATGTATACAGTTATATCTGACGGAGTTTTATTCAAGCAGACGTCCAATGAACTGTTTGCGGTTCAGGTTCTCAATGAGGTTTAGGAAAATGGAAGAAATAAGAACAAATCTATCAAAGGAAGATGTTCTACACAATATGCTTGAACTTGTTGGCTATTTAGTCGAACAAGAGGAAGAGGTAGACGAGATTGAGGTAAAAGTGAAAGATTTGAATATGCAATTTAAAGCATGGAGAGATGAGACAGAAAGCGAGGATTAATTATGGCAGAGAATACGGCAGTTGCAGAAAAGAAAGAAGCTGAAAGCAGAGAGCTTGTAGCAAAAGATTTTACAGAGGGAATGGTTGTAAAAATCAAGCAGAAAGAGAAATTTGGCTTGACATTTCCTAAAGATTATAACTACACAAACGAGCTTATGTCAGCAATGCTTATCTTACAGGACACACAGGATATGAATAAGAAGCCTGTATTACAGAGTTGCACAAGGGCAAGTATTGAAAATGCACTTATCGAAATGGTAACAGACGGATTATCAATAAGAAAGAAACAGTGTTACCCAGTCGCTTATGCGGGCAAATTAAGCTGTCAGCCGTCTGTTTATGGTGCAACTTGTCTTGCTAGAAGATATGGGCTTAAAGACATTAATGCATCAGTTATTTATAAAGGGGATGTATTCAAGTACCACAAGGAGGATGCAAAGACAATTATTGATTGCCACGAACAGAGCTTTGAGAATATCGACAATGACAAGATTGTTGGTGCTTATGCGGTAGCGATTATGGGAAATGGTGAGAAGATTGCAGAAGTTATGACTATGGCGCAGATAAAGACCGCTTGGAAACAGGGATACGGATATAAGGAGACTGGAAACGGAGTTCATCAGAAATTCGCAGACCAGATGGCTATGAAAACTGTTAAGAACAGACTTCTCAAAGCTATCAACAATACTCATAGCGGTTTTGGTAAAGAAGATGATTACGAGGAAATCAGCCACGATGAAATGCTTGAACAGGATGTTGCCTACGATATTGAGCAGAACGCAAACACAGTAGATTTTGACGAGGACAACATAATTGATGTAGAGCCAACCGACACAGCTGACAAGCAGTCAGAGGAGCTGCCGCCGTTCATGCAGAGTGAGGAGAACTGATATGAGAGTAATTTCACAGCATGGCAATGTTGATTTGCCTTATGAGCAGACAGTTGTGTGCCACGCAATGGAGAGCGTTATAGCACTATACAATGGAGAGAAATATGTATTAGGCGAGTACTCTTCCAAAGAGAAAGCGTATAAGGCTATGGAAATGCTTAGAGAAGCATATATCGGTATGCCGATTGTAATGCAGAATGTTGATATTTCAGAAAATATGGCAAAGGAATTTGAAAGATTAAAGAAATGCGGTGTTATTGTGCAAGCAGAAAATCAGCCGTCAAAAGTAGATTTTATTAACAATGCTATTTTTCAGTTCCCACAGGATGATGAAATCGAGGTGTGAGTATGAGATTAAAATGCTTAGGCTCATCGTCAGCCGGAAATTGCTATCTGCTAACTTCCAACAGTGGAGAAACACTTATCCTTGATTGTGGAATACCGATTAAGGAGATTAAAAAAGGCTTAGATTGGAACATAAGGGGGATAAAGGGTGTGATTATAAGTCACACCCACCTACCCTAGACCACAGCAAGTCATTGAACGATTTTAAATCAATGGGAATACCAATTTATGCACCATATTTGAAGATTGATTATATGTCAATGAATATGGGTGGATTTACAGTAAAACCCTTTGATTTAACAACAATAGACGGAAATTGGACACATACCAATGCAGACGGAACACCTTGCCCGATATTCGGATTTCTGATTACTCACAAGGAAATGGGAAGAATGCTTTACATAACCGATTGTGAATTAGTCAAATGGAAATTCAAAGGCATAAACCACATTCTCTTAGGTGTGAATTATGACAAGGATTTAATCGGCAGGGATAACACAGGCAAAGCTAACCATGTATTCAGAGGTCACTTATCCATTGATACAGCTTGCGATTTTGTTAAAGCAAATTATTCAGATAGCTTGCAGAACGTCATAATGTGCCATTTATCAAGTGAAAATGCTGATAGCGATAGTTTTATCGAGAAGATGAAAAAAGTCGCTTGTGGGGCAAATGTGGATGTTGCGGAGCGTAACAAGGAATGGGTTTTAAGGAAAGGGGATGAATGTCCGTTTTGATTAGTTGGGATATAGTTACAAAGTTAATGAATTGTTTTCCTAATAGCGTTATAAATCATAACGCAGAATTTATAGCACATATTAGAAGCAATACATATTTCGGATTAAAAGATTGTGAAAATGAAACAGATGTAAAGTGTAAAGTTTTGGAATGGCTATCAAGACCTGCATACAAGATGGAACCATATAACAGTAAACAGAGCAATGATGAATTTCACAGATTTATACTTAGCGGCGTAAATCAGTTTTTGGAAACAGACTTTACCGAGAAAGATATGGAGCGGATTTACACATATCTCGGAAATAGGTGCAATCATGCCAAAACATTGAAGTTTATTGAAAGCAGATATGATATGTCGGTTTTGAAAGATTAAAAAATCCTAATGAGTGTCCGTTTTAGAAAGGAGATTATATGCCAAGAGTTTATTTTGAGCAGATTGGAGGTATGAATGAGAAACTTTTATAGCGGCATCAGTAATGATAAAACACAATTTTTGATAAATATGAATTGGTATAAGGACAATGATGTAGAGGCTTGTTTTAGGCTTAGTAAAAATTTTCATGGATTGCCTAAAAACTGCAGCATTGAAAAAAATGATTTTGAATTAGTATATTTAAAATTTGAATGGATTGGTAATACATATTACCCGCAAGAAAGTGATAAAAGTGAAGGGCAACCAATTAGGGTATATAAAATCAAGATGTAAATAATAAATATATAATTCTGAAAAGAATACAGATTTGAGTTAGTAGAAAGTGAGGAAAAATAATGAACATTGTAGCATTAATGGGCAGATTGACTAGAACCCCGGATATTAGATATACACAGGGTGAAAATGCAATGGCAATAGCAAGGTTTACACTTGCCGTTGACAAGAATTTTAAGAAAAAAGACGATAAGGCAAATTTCATTAACTGCGTGGCTTTTGGCAAAATTGCTGAAACAGTAGAAAAGCACGTATTTAAAGGCTCAAAGATAGCAGTTATCGGTGAGTGGACTACAGGCAGTTACAAGAATAAAGACGGAAACACAGTCTACACTAACGATTGCAACATATCTAAGTTGGAATTTTGCGACAGTAAAAATTCAAGTGGCAGCAGTGCGGAGCCACAGCCAAAGCCCGATGATAGCTTTATGTCAATTCCTAATGGTATTGACGAGGAATTACCATTTAACTAAGAGTCGGTTGATTACAGGGCAGTCAATAACGGCTGTCCTAGAAAGGAAAAACAATGGATTATACAAACGAAGTATTTGCAGTAATTGCAGAGGAAATATCGAAGTGTAAAGATGGCATAATTACAAGTCATTGTTATAGCGGAGTAAATAAGCTGATAAATGTTGACGATGTGCCAACAGCTTATGATATTGACAAGGTTGTAAGACAGTTGGAAGAATTAAAAAGTCAAGTCCCTGTAAACAGAATCCTTGATGACATTATAAAAGATAAACCGAAAGAATTAGGTCAGCTAATTGCTTATGGTAAGGCAATCGAGATAGTAAAGGCAGGTGTCAAGCATGACGATTGATGAAGCGATAGAACACGCAAGAGAAAAAGCTAAGGAGCAGAGATATTATGCGAATTTTGAGCGAAACGGAATGATGTATCAGTCTTGCATTAAATGTGCAGATGAACATGAACAGCTTGCAGAGTGGCTAGAAGAACTGAAAGAAATGCGAAATAATCAAGGGCAAACTGCAGATTTTTGGTATCAAGAAGGTATAAGCAGAGAATCAAAACTGATTTTTGATAAAATCGAAGAAATAAAAAATAGATATGATAGCGAAGATTTTGCAATAATAGGTATTTTGATTAAGATACAAGAAATTGCATTGGAAATTGCAGAATATTTAAAGGCAGGTGGTAACTCTTGAATTATCAGAACATAGCAAGAGCCAAGGCGATTGAACAGGAAAATAAAAAGCGACTATTGAAGCTGAATCCAAAGCTGAACGACAAAAGCGGAATATACTTCTTGCTCCGAGAAGATGAAAACGGATTTAAGTATGCGTATATCGGACAGGCGGTACATACGCTTAGCAGATTGGCAAGCCACCTTGTAGGATATGAACAGCACATAGACCTTAGCTTACGCAAACACAAGCTATACGACAAAGAGAAAAATCCTTATGGTTGGCGAGTTGAATTTCTGAATTTTCCCGAAAGTCAGCTTGACGAGAAAGAGAAGTATTACATTAAGCTATATGCTGATAAAGGGTATCAGCTTAGAAATGTCAGTTTAGGCGGTCAAGGAGAAAATCGTGCTAGTGGTTCAATAGGCGAGAGAAAAGCACCTAAAGGCTATATGCAGGGCATACAGCAAGGTAAAAAGGTGTTGGCAAGAGAATTATCCTCTATCGCTGAAAAACATCTTAAAATCGAAATTAGAGACGATAAGAAGCACAACAAAGTATCGCAGAAACAGTACGAGAAGTTTATGGATTTATTGAAAGCGGGTGAAAGCGAATGACAAAAGCGGAAGAATATTTAAACAAGGCGAAAGAAAAATACGCAGAGGCAGAAAAATACAGAGAGCTTGCCAATAGCTGTTTTAAAAGTAGTGACGATTATAAACTTGCATATAGGTTGGAAAGTGTAGATAGGGTTTTGGATTTTATTCGCGGTGAATACAGAGCAGGCAGAATTTGCGACCTTGAAGCACTATTGTGTCACTGCCAAAATAAGCTGAATGGCAACATTGACGGAACAGAATTAGACCTTGATAAGCATTTTAGAGGAGTTCCCTTTAAGAAAGCTGATAAAAATGACTAACAAAGACTATGATTGCCATTGCTGGAACAATTATCCGAACGAGAATCATAGATACTATGGATGTTCAGATACACCGAAAAAGAGCGGCAAATGGAAATGTGTTGATTGTTACGAATATGTTGGCAAGTCTAAGTTTGGAGCAACACATTGTAGAAAGAAAGTAACTAAACATCAAAGAAAGGAAATAAAAATGGAGATTAATGTTGACAAATCAATAGTTTCCAAGAGCATAAAGCATTATGGCGAGGGAATGCAGTCTGTGGTATGCATGGAAGAGCTTTCCGAGCTGTCACAGGCAATTAGCAAGGAAATTAGAGGTGTAGGTGACAGAAGCAATCTTGTTGAGGAAATGGCTGATGTAATTATCTGTTTGAAAATTTTGAAACAGATTTTCGCGGTCACTAATGCCGAGATTGAAGAATGGGTGAAATTCAAATAGGGACGCAACTTGAAGCGCATAAACTGTGAGAAAAAAGATTAAAATACATCAACCGAAACTTGAAGAAAATAGGAGATTAAAAATGGCAGAACGTAGAATGTTTGCTAAAAAAATAACTGAAAGTGACGCTTTTCTCGATATGCCGAGCAGTACTCAAATGCTTTACTTCCACCTATCTATGAATGCTGATGATGACGGATTTGTTAATAATCCTAAGAAAATACAGCGAATGTGCGGTGCTTCCGATGATGATTTTAAACTCTTACTTGCAAAATCGTTTGTGCTCTTATTTGAAAGCGGTGTAATTGTGATTAAGCATTGGAAAATGCACAATTACATACAGGCAGACAGATACAGACCTACTGATTATGTTGAAGAAAAATCAATGTTGGGGTTAAAGAAAAATAAAGCATATACGCTTGATGTAAACAAAATGGATACAAAATGTATACAAGATGTATCCGTAGGTAAGGAAAGCATAGGTAAGGAAAGTATAGGTGAGGTAAGTGTAGTTAAGGGTAGTAAAGATAAGGATATAAAAGAAAAAGATATTGATAAATCAATATCTAAAAAGAAAACTGTCTACTACCCTGATGATGAAATGCTAGAGAGCGCTTTTCAGGAATATCTGACAATGAGAAAGAAAATCAAAAAGCCAATATGCACCGAAATGGCATTACACCGAGCTATGAATACTATCGAGAGACTTTCAAAGGGCGATAATGATTTAGCTGTTAAAATACTCAATCAGTCAGTAGACCATTGCTGGCAAGGACTGTTTGCATTAAAGGACAATGAGCCACATTCAGCTAACAAAGGCATCATTGATTGGGATAATGTGTAAAGGAGCGATAAAAATGGCAGAAAAAGAACACAGAATGTCACCTAACATTTCAGAAAGAATGTTAGAAGAAAACAGGCAAGCCGGATATGGCCACGGATATGCAGTTGGCTACAGAGAAGCTATTGACGATGTTGTGAATTTGTTTAAATCAAAGACAACAATGGAAAACAATCTTATTGAGGAAATTGCAGAACATCTAAAGGTGGGTGGCGATTCTTGACAAGAGACGAGACAGTTAAAATCATTCGCATAATGTGTGATTGCTACCCCAATTACAAGCCGAGCAATTTATCAGAGACAGTAGATGTGTGGAATATGATGTTGGAAGAATACAGCTACAGTCAAATATCTATGGCATTGAAAACTTACGTGCATTCCGATACAAGCGGATTTGCGCCAAGCATTGGACAGTTAATCAACAAACTGCATGAGGTTCAATCCCCACAGGAGCTTAACGAAATGGAAGCGTGGTTCCTTGTTAGCAGGGCACTACGAAATGGCTATTATGGTGCAGTTGAAGAATTTAACAAGCTACCACCACTTGTACAAAAGGCTGTCGGGAGTCCTGATAATCTTAGAAACTGGGCGCTGACGGACAGCAAGAGCATTGAAAACGTAGTGCAGTCAAACTTTATGAGAACCTACAGGACAGTTGTTAATCGAGCGAAGGAGTATCAAAGAATGCCAAAGGATATAAAGGCATTGATTGAAAGTACCAATAAAAGCTCGTATTCGGCTCAAATCAGCTCTAAAAATCAACAGACGATAAAATTATCGCTTGAAGATAATAAAAGCCAAAATAAGTCGATTAAAGGCATTCCAATGCCAAAAGAAATTAAAGAACGTATCGAGCAGATGAAAAGATAGGAGGAAAGAGGTTTGTGCGCACAATTAAAGCCGGCTTTACTCCTAGCGAAAAATGATAAAAGACAAATATTCCAGACAAAGGTATGAGGAACGAAAAGCCAGTAACCTTTGCGTGCTTTGTGGAAAACCACTTGATAGAGAAGGTGTGGTTTGTACGGCATGTAACAGCAAACGTACAGCATATGGTCGAGAACTTTATAAAAAATTACAGGCAGTCGGTGTTTGCCCTAGGTGTGGTAAAAACTTGCTATATGGTGACGAAAAAAGCTGTGTTGAGTGTAGGGCAAAATCAGCCGAAGCCATGTCAAAGAAACGTGCTACTGATGTTGAAAAATACAATGAGCGACAAAAAGCATGGCGAAAAGCACGATACGAAAAAGACAAGAAAAATGGCATATGCACACGCTGTCGTAAAAGGAAAGCAGACCCGGGGCATACCACTTGCACATTTTGCAGAGAAACAATGAGAAGAGCACGCGTCAAAATGCCTGAAAGAACCGGCAGATATGAACAAGGACTATGCTTTTTCTGTGATAATCCGGTAAAGCCCGGATATAAGGTCTGCGAAAAACACTATCAGCAGAACGTTAAGAATGCGACTTGCGAAAAGGCAAACTTGGCACGGCAGAAAATAAAAGAAAGGAGTCCACAATGGACGCCTTGAAAGATTTTTACGATTTTTACCGACCACTGCAAAGGAAATATGACTTGCGAATGTTCTACAGAACAAATAGCAAGGAAGCAAAAATAACTATCCGGTGGCGCGGTAAAGAGCTTGTAAAAGTCGCAGAAGAAACTACCGAAGCCTGTTTTATCAGGGCAAAACGAGAACTTGAAGAAAGAATGAAGAAATATGAGCAACAAACTGAAACCAAAGAAAAAGCACAAAGAGCCGGATTTTACATGGACAAAATCCGAAAAAGTTACGCTGAGAAGCAGTAATAACCGCAGAAAGCTCGTAAGGCGGTCTTTCACAGACTTTATGGGCTTAGGCTACTATGTACTGTATTTGCATCATGGATTCGGCAATAAGCGTATTGTAAGGCTTGAAAGAACCATAAACGAGTACCTTGAAAGAGCGCAGACTGAAAATGAAATGAAAACCGAAACGCTTGCCGAACTTTTGAAAGTGAAATACGGCATTGATGTGCAGAAAGAGATTAATTTAATCCCGATGCAACAGCTGATTAGGATTTATCAGAGAAATAATCCACTGACAATAAATGACACACGACAGCTTTTAAATGACACGGCATACAGCTACATGGTTTTAGCGTGTACGGCACTTAAATTGATGTTTAAATTGTCGGTCAGAGAAATTAAAGAGTTTATCGCAGAATTTAGGGGCTTAATCGACACATTGTATAAATTTAATCAATTCGGTCTGACATTGCCAAAGGTGGCACAATGCCTTGCTGATGAAGTTAATTACGTTGATGAAAGGTACATAAAGGTGATTGATTAATGACTTACGCATGGGATAACGACAGTACTCAAAATGCTCACATAAAGCAGATGAGAGACGATAGGCAAAAAGCCTATATGGAAAAGCACAGAGATGATAAGGCATATGAAAGATTCAAGCATATGCCGGATTATGGGAAAGGAGTACAAATAAATGACAAATAGAGAGAAATTTGCAGAACAGATTTTGGATATTGCTTGTGGTGGTAGCAAAATAGCAGTTGACGAAGCAACATTAGAGCCGATAGCATGCTATAAATTAGAGTGTAAACATTGTTTATTCAATACTTACAGTTATGGCTATTGCGGAGATAAAACGAAAAAATGGGCGAATAGTGAATATGTTGAACCGCCTGTTGACTGGTCAGAAGTTGCAGTTGATACACCGATACTGGTAAGAGATAGCAGTTTTTCCGAGTGGGGTAAAAGATATTTTGCGAAATATGATAATGGGGTAGTTTATGCTTGGAGCAATGGAACAACATCGTGGACTGGCGATAGGTGTACACCATGGAAACTGGCTAAACTTCCGGATAAGGAGCAGTAATGGAGAGATTAACAAACAGAGACTATGGAGAAAATTCTTGCGCAGTATATACTTCATATTGCGATGCATGTCATAACAGTGATTGTCATTGCGGACTTGTTGAAGATATGATTGAAAAACTTGCTGATTATGAGGACTTAGAGGAACAGGGCAGACTTATCAAGTTGCCTTGCAAAGAAGCGTACACGGAATCAGGAGACATAGTATATCTTATTTATGATGATGAAGTGGTTGAGTGCACCCATTGCGGATTAAGTATAAATCCTGTTGATGGAAAAGCATATATTGCGCTTGCAACAGATGAAGATATTTTTCCGTACAGAATACCTGTTCCTGAATACGATTTAGACCCTACAGATTGGTGTACAAATACAATCGATGCAGAAGTAGGTGAAATCGGCAAGACAGTATTCTTCATAAAATCCGCAGCAGAAGAAAAGCTGAAAGAATTGAGAGGTGGAGAAGATGAGCGATAAGCAGAGCAATCTCACAGACAAAGAAATGGAAGATTTACAGAGCATAGTAACTGACACATTAGCAAGTGTATGTGCTATGGCAGATAAGCATAATATTGATAGAGATAGTATGCTGAAATACTTTGCTGATATGCTCACAGCTTTTACAGAAGTGGCAAGCATACAGAATTATGAAACTAACCATACTTGTAACTGCCAGCACAACAGCAATTCAAGAGAGAATGAGCCTTGTTGCGGATGCGATAACAGAACGGCAAAGATAAATAAGGCTAGGGTAAATAGCTTAGAAATAATCGCACGAATGTTAGACGATAAGCCTTATTATGAATTGAAGTACAGACAGGTTGGTAAAAAGGATTATTCTATCGGATATAGCTCTTACGATTTAAAAACTGTATTAGGTTACATTAATACATTTTTTGAAATTGCGGAAAGCGAGAAGCAAACCCACGCCGACAAGATAAGGAATATGTCGGATGAAGAATTAGCAGATTTTTTAGATATTGTCGGAGAAGATGGCATTTCATCACAGTATGCAGATGTTCCGTGTGATTGCTGTTGTGAAAAAACAGAATGCTCTAAATGTTGGAAAGATTGGCTTAAATCAGAAGCAGAATAGGAGGACACTTATGAGTAAATTAATTTTTTTCATAATTTTTATTGGAATTGTTATCGTGGGAATTGGTACGACAGATTAGGAAAAATATGAAAGAAGTGATGAGCATGGAAGATAGATACTTATTCAAGGCCAAGAGAGTTGATAACGGAGAATGGGTGCAAGGATATTATGCAAAAGGCTTAGATGTGTTTACGGATTGTGAAGAAGCACACATAATATTTGAACCTAACACAATGTTTTATTCTAGCGGAGAGACAGACGGATGGTACAAAGTAGACCCGACCACTATTTGCCAATGCACCGGCTTGAAAGATAAGAACGGCAAGCTGATTTGGGAGAATGACATTGTAAAAATAAATAATAGCAAGGGGAATGTGCTTATAACATTTGGAGATTTTGAAATTATATGTACAATTCCTAACGAAAAATATTATAAGCACAGGCTTGAATATGATACTGAATATGAAGTTGTCGGAAACATCTTTGACAATGCAGAGTTATTAGAAAGCGAGGGATAGCATGACAGAAAAGAATAATAAAGAACCAAGCCTATGTAGCGGTTGCAAATATGAGAAAAGTACAAACATAAAGGAACTTTTAGCTTTTTGCACACATTGTAAAAGAGCTTATTCCCACGAAGAGGATAGGGAAATTCACGAGGATAGATATGAGGAGGATATAATATGACAGAGAGTGAAGCAATTAAAATCTGTAATACTATTGGTTTTGCAACATCCTTTAGTAGCCCCCAAGGGATGCCACTAAATACAACTAAAGATGAGCTTGCAGAAGCAATGAGAATAGCAATACAGGCACTTGAAAAGCAGGTATCGAAGAAACCGAGAAAAAACCGATTCGTACAGAGGTATGTTAATAAGAGTATATGCTTATGCATGTCCTACTTGTGGAAATGCATGTTTAGAAAAATACATGAACGAACGGCAGAATACAATGTTTTGCTGGAATTGTGGCCAAAAATTAGACTGGAGTGATGCAGAATGACCAACATAACAACAGCAGTATACACTGCCCTCATAATATTCGGATTAATCGGTCTGACAGAGGTAGCGTTTGCATGGTACGACATCTACGGACGAGATAAGACTGATGATGAGATACAAGAGCAGTGGTGTAGTGAAAATATTAAACATTAATTAATTTATCAGAAAGGAATAGGTTGTGCGCACATAAAACCGAGGTTTCCTTTTGGTAAGAGAAAATGGAAGAAATATGGAAAGACATACCAAATTGCGTTGGATATGAAGTTTCCAATATTGGCAATGTTCGTTCTAAAGACAGACAGATATGGAATGGAAAAGGATATTATATAAAGCATGGCAAAACGCTTAAGCAATCAATTAGCAAAAAGGGATACCATGTTATCACTCACATTCAAGCATTGCCAACGCAACAAGTGCATAGATTGGTTGCAATGGCTTTTATTGAAAATCCTTTTGATAAGCCACAAGTGAATCATATCAATGGCATTAAAACGGACAATAGGATTGAAAATCTTGAATGGTGCAATAATTCGGAAAACCAATTACACGCATACAGGATGGGATTACAAGACAGAAAAAAGTACCATGCCGGTAGGCCTTGTAGAGCTGTATTAAAAATTGATTTGAACACAAAAGAAATTATTTCTGAATATAGTTCAATATCGGAAGCAACAAGAAAAAATAATATGAGAACTAGCTCAAATATCAGAGCGGTGTGTAAAGGATTGAGAAATCATGCCGGTGGATATGGTTGGAAATACAGAGAGGAAGTGATGAAATGCAGCAGATAACATTATTCGACATAACTAGAGAGCCTATCAAGGTCACAAAGCCAATACGTCTTATAGAGTTATTTGCTGGCTGACCGGCTACGGAAGCCAGGCAATGGCACTAAAGAGAATAGGTGCTAAATTTGAGCACCACAGAGTTGTAGAGTTTGATAAGTATGCCATAGCAAGCTATAACGCAGTGCATGGCACGGATTTCCCCACAATGGACATAACAAAGGTTCATGCAGAAGATTTGAATATCTGTGACACAGAAACCTTTACTTACTTACTTACTTACTCGTTCCCCTGCACGGATTTATCAGTTGCCGGGGAGCAAGCTGGAATGTCTAAGGGCAGTGGCACAAGAAGTGGTCTGCTGTGGGAAGTTGAGAGAATACTAACAGAAATTAGAGATAGTAACGGAGAATTGCCACAGATTTTGTTTATGGAGAACGTGCCACAAGTACATAGTCAGGATAATATGCCCGACTTTAGAAAATGGCTAGATTTCCTTGAAAGCCTTGGTTACACAAATTACTATCAAGACTTAAATGCTAAAAATTATGGTGTAGCACAAAATCGTGAAAGATGTTTTATGTTTTCATTCCTGGGTGAGTACAATTACCATTTCCCACAACCTATACCACTCAAAAAGAAGTTAAAAGACTATCTTGAGGATAATGTAGATGAAAAGTATTACATCAACAATGAAAAGGCTGACAAGCTGATAAAACAGCTTATTGACAACGGCACATTACCACAACACAATCTTGACAGACAGACAGACAGACAGACAGACAGACAGACAGACAGACAGACAGACTTGCGTTGACGGAACAATCAATAAGCCACAACAGAGAGAAGTTGCGAACTGTATCAAGGCAAGATATGACT